ATTGGGGATGAGGTCGCGGCCCTCTGTCTGTACTACGACTCGATCCGCTGTGCGCACCACGGACGGTCTATGCGGCATCAGGTCAAAGCGTTCGACAATGGCTGCTGTGAGTTGCTCTTCAAAGATGTTGTAGAGCTTTCCGAACTCAGTGAAGTGTTTCAGGGGCCGCGCAAAGTCAGAGAGGTACGCTTCGGACGCGTCGTGCAACAAACCCCACAACGCAATCTCACGGGCTGCTGTCACGCGGGCTGAGAGTGCGCCATGCTCCGCCATGGTCAACTGCTCTGCCAACTTGCTCACGTGCAGGCTGTGTTCCGCCACGCTGTAATGGCAATAGGTGTGCCCAGTCCAGCGGCATACAAGGCTCAGTGCGTGGGCAATGTCCTGTATGTCGATTTCCTCTGCCCTGGGATCGAGCGGCCAAAACTTACGGCCGGTGAATGTGACGATAAAGTTCCTGTCGGTGCGCATCACGCGCGGTGCTTCGGAGACCATCAGCATGAGACGGCCTCCATCTTGACGGCGCGGTACTGATAGAGGCCACTGCCTGGGCGCGTGCGTTCGCGCTCAACCGTCCATCCGCGCCGGCGCATATCCCGCAAGCGCGCGATGATCGAAGCCTCGCCGTGTTTGGTGCCGGGGTGACGGCGGCGCAGTTCGGCGCAGATGTTGGCGAGGGTCCGCCAATATCCATCAGCCATTACGGCCTCGACTTGATGCTGTTGGGAGGTGAGGCGTTCGCTGTCCTGTGCCGGTGAGAATGTCTCACCAAAGATTTGCGGCGTCTCGGAAGGATTGAACAGGTTGCCGTTCAGCGGATTGCCGCCCAGGGCGGTGCGGTTGTGTGCCAGTTTCATCCCTGCACCGCCGTGTCTTGGTTGGCCGGAACGAGCTTGACTTCATCCGGTAACCCGCATTGGTGCATGAATTCATCGAGCGCCCACTGGGCCTTGGAGACGGCGGCGTAGATTTCATCAAGCTCCGCTTTGCGTTGCCGATAGTGCGAAATGAGCACCCGGCGGGCCGCCTCACCGATGTCAACCTTGATGGTGATGCACGCTTGGCCGGCCACTAGAGCACCGCCTTGAGAGACAGGGCAGCGGAGTTCGCGGCCACTTGGTGGGCGGACTGGGGGCAGACAGACTTCCGCCATTTGCCGATAAAAATACCGGCGTCGGCGTGCTCAAAATCGGTGTGGAAGAGGTACGGGCGGGTCGATCCGCAATCCAGGCAGGTTTGCTGATCGTTGAAAGGCAGGGTTGTGTGAGGGTGACGGCATCCGATGATTGGCCAGAGGAGCCAGGTAAGAACCGCCGCAAACACGGCCAAAGGACCCTTTTTGGGCATTTCGGCCGGTGCTCTAAATGAACTTCCAAGGGTAGGCACTTGACAATCTCCTTGAAAATTCAGAAGATTGCCAAACACATGGTAGGCGAGGTAGGGCTCGAACCTACAACCCCCGGCTTAGAAGGCCGGGGGTTGAACCCTTTTCAGCCGGTGCTCTAAACACCGACTGCGCCGCTTGGCAATTCATTCTGAATTTTGGTCCAACTGTAATGCAGAATTGGGCTTGCGCCCGATTTCTGTGTTCAAGAATGGAATGTCACAGCCATGTGTGTATGTGATGGAGGACACGCATGGTTGTGATTTCATACCTGTTTTGCAGGTTTTCTTTGGGTTTCTTCCGGGGGTTTCAGCTCGTTGTCGCAGATAACCCTAATGCAGTAACGTATCGCGTTCGTTCGATCGAACCCATACTTGGCCGCCAGCTTGTCCAAGTCTTTCAGCATGGGCATTGCAGCCCCAGGTTAATTCTCGTAAGTCCCATGAAGTCATCGTAGAAGCGTCTCAATGCACGCGCGGGCGTTACCAATGTGCATTTGCGACGCGCAAACGTGCCTCGGGTCACACCTGTTTGACAAGGGGGGCGGCCTAGAATGACGCGTATTCCAAAAAATTCATTGAAGAGCACACCGGCCAGCGCGGTGGCCTGCAAAAAAAGGCTACAACACACCGCCGACCACCATAACTGTCCTGCGTGTATCGAGGCTAACTTGCTTTTGATTCAAATTGATTCAGATTTTTCTCGGTTGCCTTTCAGTCAAGCGTCCACGCTTTGGATGGTCATACGGAGACAACGCCGGAACCTCAAGCCGCGCACCCACGAATCCAATCAGGGCTACATAGACGCACTGGAGAAATTCTTCAGTGCGATCCGGCTTTGCGACATCACCCCCGGTCATTTGCGTGAGTATCAACTCGCGCGGGCTACCAACAGTCTCCACGTCAAAGGACGTGAGGAGCATCCATGGACCCGCGCCGCCGGGCATTCGATCATCAACCATGAAATCTCCGCGCTGGGCCAAATCCTCAAGCACTGCAAATTGTGGGAGAAGATCAAACCCTACTATTCGGCGGAGGGCATTCCGAAGTGGAGCCCGCGCGACATTCTTTCAGAAGAGGATGAGGAGGACTTGTTCAGCAAGGCGGCAAGCCATCCCGAGGCCGCGCTTGCCTACTGGGTCGCGTGCATCACGAACAACACGACGGCGGCCGGCTGTGAGCTGCGCGGCTTGCGGATCAAGAACATCTTTCTACGGGACAAAGACGACATCTCCGAAATCTACATCCCGGAAGATGCGGTGAAGAATAACTCGCGGCCCCGAAAGATCGCACTGAACCGTACGGCACGGTGGGCGGTTGAGCAGTGCTACAAGCGGGCGCTGGCGATTGGCTGCACAGATCGGGAGCACTACTTGTTTCCCTTCCGGCTCAACCGGGTGAAGAAAGGTCAGCGGGCATCTGTAGGAAATGCCAAGTATGACCCGACGCGGCCGGCAACGCGCTGGTTTCTGCGCAAGAGCTGGGATAAGCTGCGGACGGCTACCGGATTCATACACCTCAATCCGCACGACCTCCGGCATCAGTGCATCACGCGCCTCTTGGAAAACGGCGTGGAGCCGGAGACGGTGCGGGCCATTGCCGGCCATGTGACAGAGCAAATGATGCAGTATTACAGCCATCACCGCCGGCAGACAAAATATGACGCGGTGATGGCCATTGAACTCAACAAAAAGGACCGCATCAAACCGGGGCCGCGCATGGTGCGCAAATCCGCATAAGCGAGACACTCAAGACAGGAGAAACAATGAGACGCAAGACAATGGAATTTCCTTTGAACAACGAACGCATCGAAACCGGCCCGGTACGCTTTGGGGAAGACTGGCCAGGTGTATTCGTTCGCGGCGACGACGCAATCATGTTTGCGGTAGTGCTGAAAAAGTTCCTTCGATCCAAGGAATTTGATGAGCAGAGCATAGAAGAGGCCGGCCAACGGCTGGAGTTGCGCCGCCTGACCGACCTCTTGAATTCATGCTTTGTTAAGCGCGACCCGCGCCTTGCGGGCCATATCACGCCGGAGACGGCACAGCACTACACCGCTCAACAGCCGCAGGTGTAACCGAACGGGCGCGCTGTCTCTGCATCGGCGGCGGCGCGCTCTAGGTAGACTCGTCTTCCAGGCCGGCGAAGTAGAACTCCATCATGGCGTTGAAGGCAACGGCGGCGAGTTGATGTCTACGGCTATGGAAGTGATCGTGCGGTAACCCGGCCAGGTACTCGGCGAAATGGTTCCACGCGTGGTTGGCGATCACCTCTGAATCTGTACGCGCCAGGCTACCGCGCGATTTGTCTCCAGCCATAGCGCGTTGGTGGAAGCTATCCTTCCCGTACTTCTCATTCCCATATTTGCCAATTTCATCCATCGCCTCAAGGAACTTGGCGTTGAGGAATTGGTATTGCGTTAAGGTGCTCTCAAGCACAGCTTGACTCATGCTTTCCCCTTCTTTGGTTTTGTATCGTACGAAACAAAGCTACTTACCCGAGCCGCTCATCTGGCCGGGCAAGATCGAGTAGGTCGCGCCGCCGATTAGAGCCTCAGTCTTCGACCAAACATGAGCCTCGGCAGCACGGATCGATTGGTACATGTTTTCCGCGCTCCACGCGCATGGAGGCCGGAGCGATGACAAGATGCGCACAATACACCCAGGCTGTTCGATGGTCCGCTTTTGATGCTTATCGCCGGTGTGCGCCTCGCGCCAAAGCGTGCGGCCCCACATGGCGGGCTGTTCGGCGGCCATCGTCTTGCCGTAGTCTTCGAGCTTGCCGGCGTTCCCATGCGTCAACATGAGCATGTTGACGCCGTACTCCCACCACTTCCGCTGGGTGGGAGCATTGTCAATCGTCACGCGGGGATTGTTGCGATACCACGCGGAAAGCTCTTCACCCAGGTGCCACGCTGCTAGCGGATCGTGATTGCCGCGCACCACGGGCACGTGGACGCGGAGGCCCCTGGCCAACATCTGATCGATAGCCCACTTGGTGGCATCGCGCGAGATCCCGTACACCTTTTCGTAGCGCGTATCCATCGATTGCAGGGTGCCCTTTTCGGTTGTGCCGGCGCGATTGTCCGCGTTCTGTTGATCGTTGCCGATCACAAAGAGCGCGCCCTCAGGCTTGAAAGAGGCGGTGCGATCCAAAAGGCTAGAAAGCGCCTGGCCCCAGCAACGCTTGGCAATCGCGCAATCGTAATCGTCGTGGCCGGTTTCCTTGGCCCAGATCAGCGCGCCAAAGTGGTGATCGTAGAGGGACGGCTCAACCCACACGCCGGAGCTGTACTGCGAACGCATCCGCACGATGTGCGGGAACTTGGGAGCGTAGCGCGCGGCCTCGGCTTTGAAACGCTCTACCTCATCCTTGAGGCGTTGCACTTCGACTTTCTTTTTGAGCCAAACCTTGATCTGATACAGCGGCTCAACGATGATTCCCCGGAGCCGGCCGTCGCGCTTATCCGCCGCGCCCACTTCCCACTTATTGCAGACGTACCGCTCCACTTCCCAAAGGTCGCGGTCCACCTCGCAGAACTTCAACAGCTCATCGAGCGTGTGGATGCGCGTCTTTGGCATGGAAATGACGCGGCTATCCTTGCTCATATCGTCGGTGACGGTCTGCGCGGGCTTGGCATCGGCGCGCGGGCGCTTGGCGTCCTCCGGCATGTAGCGCAACACGGTGGTATCGTGATGGCCTACGAGCTTTGCAATCTGACGAGACGACTTTCCCTCGCGGGCTAGGCGTTCAATCTTGTGCCGCGTGCTTGCGGAGACGGTTGGCATCAGTGCCTCACGATGGTGACGATGTGATAGACCAGATCGGCACTGACAGCCACCACGGCGGCAATGCGCAGAATCATCCACCACGCGCCGGCTCCGCGCTGTTTCAAAGATTCGAGGCTATCGATCCGTTGCTCGTGATCGTCAACCTGCATTTCCAGGCGTGGCACGCGGCCGTGCGAGTTCTCGGCGGTCGCATCGCCGAACAGCTTGGTAAGTGTGTCGCGAAGATCGCCGCGCATACCGCGCACCTCATTCGTCAATTCGTGGATGGCGGTAGTGTCATCGAAAGACATGGCATAACTCCCTAAGTTCACTATGCCCACAAACCCAAAGGCCCCGCGAGTTAGCGAGGCCTTTGGGTTGTGAATGATGCGAACTTACTGAACGTCCGCCTTGACTTCGGCGTACAGGGACTCCACGAGCGGAATGAACGTGCTCTTGAAGTAGTTGAAGAATGCCTCGGCGTCTGCAAGGGCCTTGGCATCGTCGGCAAGGTTGATGCCCTTTTCTGCCGTGGCCGTGGCGACGTCGCCAATCACGCCGGTGGCCTGTTTCACAAGGCCCAGCACGGCCGTCTTGACTTCCGGCGAATCCTTGACCGCTGAGGCAATCACCGCCTCAGCCTTGACACAGAACTCGATGGGGTGAACGATGGCAAACTCGACGGCCTTCTCGACGCCCTTGCCCACATCCTCGGCACCGACCTTGACATCGTGCCCGATAGTTTCAAAAACATTGCCCATGCGAATAACCTTCCTTTGGCCTGTTGGCCGGTTGATGGTTGAGGTTGTTATTTTGCCGGGATATGCCCGGTCCAAAGTTGGTACTCCGCCTCGCGGCGTGTCTTGAGCGCCGCACACTCCTTTGCGTCGGCGTGATCCCATTGCAAGAGCTGGAGGGCAGCCGCATCCGATTGCCCCGCGTTCAAGTCTTTGAGCAGCGTGGAGCTTGCCAGCCGGCCCTGGCCCAGGTTGAACACGAAATCAACCAACGCATCGAACTGCCCTTGCGTGAGCGCGACCCGCGCTATGCGCGCAACAGCGCCCTCGGAGATGGCCACGTCGCGGCTCAATATCACCGTGGCTTCCGCCTCAGTGATTCCGTTGGGATAGCTTTCGCCGGGCAACAGGCGGTGACCGTAGCCGATGGTCGGAATGCCGGCAACGTCCAAATACGCGCTGCCACGAAAGCCCTCGGATTGTTTCAACAGTGCAAGCCCGGCCGCGCTCAGTTGCATCGTTCAACCTCATCTAAACATCCCAGCGGCATAGACCCGCCGCCGGGAACCCTGTCTAGCCTGAGTGTGGCGCGGATCACGGAAAGCGGGCCATTTTGGAGGCAGGGTGGGCAATCACTGGCGCGTTGCCGATAACGAGTTATACTGCGACCCTTGGGGTGAACGATGAAGGCTTTTCTTTTTGCTCTTGTCTTGGTTTTCGCCAATGCGGGCTTTGCGCAGTCTTTGGCGGACGCGCCTACACCGCACCTTGACCGCGCGCAATGGGCACTCCTGGCCACCGATGCCGCTGCAAGGGGACTTGATGTGTACTCAACACATTGGGCGGAAACGGCGGGCAACAAAGAGGGAACGCTACCGGGATGGATTGCCAACCATCCGCCGGTAATGGCCCTCTACTCCGGTGGGATGGTCTACGCGCAATATTGGGTGGCGCGGAGGCTGTCCGCTCACCGTCACCGCAAGTTGGCCTATGCGATGACGGCGGCCGACATATCGATCACTGCCCCGTTTGCGATTCACAATCTATTTCTACCTGTATGCAAGGCCCCGGATGTGTATCTCTCCACAGGGTGCCAGGCTCCCGTGCCCGGCGTGATCTACAGGTGATTGCCGGCCTTAGAAGACGCGCTGGAGCAACAATGTGCTCCCCACATATGATTGAAACGTAGCAGCGGACAAAGACGATTGCAGGTAAAAAGTCAGCGTGTGCGTGCCCGCTGAAAGCCCGGTCAAGCTGAGAATGAAGGCGTTGGACTGTGTGCCGTTTAACGTGGCATAGCTCACGGATATGGACTGATTGAAATTTCCGTCCACGTATAGGTTGACGTTGCAAGTGGTTCCCACTGTGCCCGCCGTCTGCCCACCCGAGAGCGCCCCAAACATATTGAACGTGTCCGCCGTGGATGCGGCGGTCACGCTGCAAGTCAGCCCTGCGATGGCCGTGCCTGGATTCCCGGCCCCGCTTGTGGTTGCCGTGGCTGTTTGATGGAGCATTGAGGTCTGCACGCGGGAGGCCGTGGTCAGAGCGGTGCCGTCAGCAAAAAGCACCTTGGATGCGCTCAGCGTGCCCGTGGTGATGTTGCTTGCGTTGAGGTTGGTTACAGCAACGTTGGCCGCGTTGAGCGTGCCTGTCGTAATCATGCTCGCGGTGATGGCCCCGGCCGCAATCTTTGACGCGGTAATGGAGCCATCGACGATCAGAGAGGCATCATTGCAGCGGCGAAGCGTGAACGCACCCATGGAGATATTGCCCCCGGAGCCTACAGGGTTCGAGCCCTGACTTCCGATTGCAACATAGGCGGCGTTGGCGGGAGCGGGGGCGGATACGGAGCTAAGAATCCAAGCTCCGCCCGTGATCACAACATTCCCGGTTGGGTTCGTGAGTAGGTTCTTGTTGCTATCAAAAAATGCAAGCCACACGAAGCCGCTGCCTGAAGTGAGGTTGTAAACGTTGATGTACGCCTCACCGTAATAAGACTGCCCTTGCGTGCAGGAAACGTAGTTTAGATTGCTGCATGACGATGAGCTACTCCCGGCAAGAAGAGCGACGTAGCCTCCATGGCCGTTAGGTCCGGAAGCCACGGCCTCGCTTGCTGGCGTACAGACACAAAGGCCGAGTGCCCAATTATTCGAGCCATCAGAGAAGTCGTAGTTATAGGCAAGGTTGGTCAGGTCCGCGACGACTAGCTTGCTTGCTGCGATTGACCCCGCTGCAATCTGTGTGGCACCAATAGCACCCGCCGCAATCTGTCCCGCCGTGATGGTGCCCGCCGCGATCTGTCCCGCCGTGATGGTGCCCGCCGCGATCTGTGTGGAGGTAATCGCATTGGCCGCAATCTTGTCGCCTGTGATGGTAGCAGCCGCGATGTTCGACGCCTGAATTGTGCCGGCGGCGATGTTGGCGGCGGTCACCGTGCCGGCCGCAATCTGAGTGGACGTGATGGCCCCGGCTGCGATCTGTGATGCCGTGATGGTGTTGGCTGCGATGGTTGCGGCGGTTACGGCCCCGGCCGCGAGTTGTGGCGTGCTAATGGACCCGTTTGAAATCTGAGTGCCAGTGATTTGTCCCGTGAGTTGCGCCGCGCTGATCGATGCAACTTGGGCGGAGGTGAGTTGCCCTGTAACCTGGGATGCGGCCACACTGGCAATCTGCGCTGCTGTGAGCGTGCCGCTTATGTCCGGGGCGGATACAGTGAGCGGCGTCCATGCACTGCCTGTGCTGCGGTAGAGCTGCCCGTCTGCCGTGTTCCACACTAAGCGCCCGGACGGATAGGTTGCATTGGGCAAAGTGGGGAGACTCGACACCACAACGGGAGCCAGGCCCACCGCTGTAATTGCCGCGTTCATTTTGTTCGTTGCATCCGTGGCCGCCGCCGCGATTGCGGTCGTCTGTGCAGCCGCCGCCTGTGCATTCGAGATAACCGATTGCAACGCCGTGCGCTGGGTTGCCACCTGTGCCCATAGGTTGGCCAGTGATGTTTGTATGCCGGGCCACGGGCCGCTCGTGGTGCCATCCGGCCAGGTGGTTGCCCAGTTCGCCGGGGCACCGGCATTGATGAGCGCCGTACTGATTGCGGCGACCGCGTTGTCATAGAAGGTGCTCGATACGCTCCACGTTGAAGTCAACGTGTCCAGCGAAGTCTTCATGGCCAACTCAGCGGTGTACTGCGCCATGAGGTTTATCTTGTCCTGATTGGATAGGTAGTTGACGTTTTCCGGGTCGCTGCCAATCGTGGTGGTTGTCGGTACTAGGCTGATCGAGCTTCCTGTTTCAGTCCAAGGGCTATTAGGCATACACACTCCTCACTGCGGCGTTGACGACGCTCATGGCGGCGGTTGGGCACACGGCGACGGTGTAAGACGTGGTGGTAGCGCCAACCGTGACCATGTCGAAAAGGTAGTTAGCCGCCGCCGTGGGATCGGACCCGGTGAAGGCGACAACATTGAAGGCCGAGGGCGTGGGGTAATTGCTGGGCCACGTCCAGGAGATGGTGAGCCATACGATTGCAGCCGTTGTGACAGAACCGTTTGAGTTGACTGTGACGCCGGCGCTTGCCGTTGCGCTTCCGCCGCTGCCGCTTGTGTTGGTGGCGCTCTGCGAGATGGTGACAATCGGCGGATCGGGATACGGCGTGATGTACGCCGGGGTAAGACTCATGAGTCCGCCGGCCGCCACTGAAAGCACCGCGACAATCATGTACATGCCCGTGCGGAGCGTGGTATCCGTCCACGTTGTGCCGGTTCCATCCCACAGCACGGCTGCCGTGTCCCATGGGTAATACGCCTGGCTGTCTTGGTAGCGAATCTCGTAGTGGTCCGCGCCGGTGACGGCCGCCCATGTGAGAACCGGCAAGCCGCTTGCATTGATCGCGCAACTAAATCCGGTCACATTGGCGGGCACGTTGGTAGAGGCTTGCACCGTAATCAAGCCGGTAACCGGGCTGCCTAGCAAGTTTCCTTGCCAATCGAAGCCGGTCGCGCTCACGTTGTACGTGGTCCCGATGGTGCCCGTGAATGTGCAGCTCTGCCCTTGGATGTTGCCCAGCGTGTTCCACGTTCCGCCGGAGGCTTGCACCTGCACCTGGGCACCCACGGCGGTGTTGTTGTTGCGCCAGCCAACGGAGACCACCGCCGAGTTGGATGAGCCGGTGAGGGTGCCATTCTGAAATTGCTCAACCAACGTGAGGTCGGTGATTACAGGCGAGGAATCGGGCACGCCTACAATTTCTCCGTAGTTGGGAACTACGTCGGTGTAGATGATGGGGTTGTACTCCATGGCTCCGATGTCAAAGGCGAAGTCTCCGGATTTCTTGATGCTCACCACGCGGAAGAGCTTGGCGGGTTGAGCGCCGGCGCTTTGTCCGTAGGCCCAGGCGCTGTCTTTCGAGGGCACGGCGGAGAACTGCCCCGAGATGGAAACAACCGCGCCCGATCCCGGTGTGACCGCAACGGCGGTGACGCTCATGTTGTCAATCACGTTGGCGTCGTAGAGCGTGAGCACGTTGCCGGCGGCAAGGCTGCCCGTGCTGCCTGTGAGCGTGAGGTTTGAGCCGGAGTAGCCGGTGACGATGTACTCGTTTCCCGGTGCGTCTACGGCCTTGACAATGCGCCCGGCGGGCAACGCGGCCGTCATGGTGACGTTGAGGCCAGAGACGGATTGCACCTGTGCGGTTCCGCGTTGCACCACGGGATGCTGTACGCTCACCGTCCACCCGGCGGCGGTGGCAAAGGTTAAATCGGTGCGGTCAACGCTCAGCGTGTTGAGGGTGGAACCGGCTTGCACGCGGCCGCCCACGGCCCACTGAACAACATCGGATTGCATTGCTATCACAGAGCCAAGTGAGCAACACACGGCCTCAACGGGCGCACTGAATTGAATGGTGCGGAGCGTGAGCTTGGTGCTCATTAGATGGAAGTAGGCCCAGCGCCAGGCTTGGTCGCGGCTTGTGCATCCGGTGAGTTTGGTGCGCGTGATCTTGGGTTGCAAGCCGCTGTTGATGTCCGCCGCCGTCATAACGGATACGGGCAAGTCCATGCGGTAGTTACGGGCCGCGTCGGCGAAGTCAACCTCGATCAGCGTGCAACGATCATCGAGAGCGACCCACGCTTCGGTGAAGCTGTCTTTCTTGGTGTTGCCCACGGTGAAGAGCTGTACGGGGTCGCCGGGCGCGTCGAGGATCACGCTGTAACGCATCCCAAGCTGAATGATGGAGGCGCGGCTCATGCCGCCGATGACGCCCAGCGCGTGCCACGCATCTCCGGCCTGATCGAAAGTGCCCGAGAAGATGTGCCGGCGCGTCTGGCTGCCGTCTTGATTGGTCACCATCTGATCGTTAAACGCTGCCCACGCGACGAACGCGGGAACATCGATCATGTTGGCGGCGATGCCCATGCCGTACAGCGGATTGGTGAGCATGTCATAAGCCACGATAGCCGGGTTGTCATGCTCGTAGGCGGAGAGTTGCGCGGGGATCACGGTATCCGCGCCAATGTCATGGGTGATGGTGGCCATAAGCTGAATGCTTCCGCCGTTAAGCTGAGACGTGGCCAGGGCCTTGACGCCCACGAGGATCATGTTCGGGTAAGAGAGGTTCGACCAGAAAATCTCATTGATATTCCACAGCCAGCAATCGCAGACGGTTTGAGAGCTGGTTGCATCGCTGTAGAAAATGTAGTCGTTGTTATCCCACTCCCACGCAACCTTGGTTACGCGCACATCCCATTGACCGGCGGCCAGGCCGTAGACGCTCACGGTGTCAAAGAATGCGGAGAAAGTGCAATTCTCGATCACGCGGTAACCCTGCCACCAATTGGTGGCGAGAGCTTGATTGAGGTTGGGGTCGCATGGCTGCCACTCACCTCTAAATGTGGCGGAGGTGTTTGATGTGGTGCCGTCCACGTTGACAGTGGTCACCGTTTCTGTATTGCTCCACAGGTCGCCGGGCGTGTGCGTGCCGTTGTCACTGGCATAGACGATGCCCGATCCGGCAAAGCGATCCGTAGGCACCACAACCCACGCGGGCCAGGTCTGCGTTCCGTTGCTGTGCGTGGTGGCAACCGTCTGTGTGTTGTTCGGGAAGAGCGGAGATGTCCAGGTGTTTGTGTTGTGCGGCGAAACCTCGATCTTGTAAATCACCTTGAGCGGTACATCGTTGCCGTCGCCGGTGATGCGGTAGAGGCCCGAGGGGAACTTGACGGTGATGTCCAACCCTTGGACGTTGGTTCCCGTGCCCTGCACCACGATAGGCCCGTTCGAGATGAGCATCTCAATCTCTTGCGGGTAGCCGTTGGTTGTGCGGTCAAAGCCGTCGATAGGTGCTTGATTGTTGGTGCCCAGGCGCACCTGATACGAGCAGTTGCTAAAGACGGAGATGGGCTGTTGATTGATGAGCACGTTGGAAATGCTCACGGCCTGGCCCCAGCCGTAGCAGACAAGGCAGTTGATGTAAGCGTCTTTGCCGTCGAAGTTCACATAAGACGAAATGACGTTGCCGCACCATCCCATGGTGCCGTACGCCTTGGGAACCGGAACGCCGGGCTGTGCGAGACCCTTGGGGCCGGTTGGATCGTAGGTTGAGGACCACGATGGAGAGCTGGGCTGGCCCGGTTGGAATGCCCAGGAGATGAGCATACTGCCGCCCATGAGAGCGGCAGCCCCGATCAAACCGGCGGCGGTGCCCGGCATGCCCATCATGGCAGCGAATCCTGCAAAGCCAACGCCGACGCCGGTGAAGCACGCGACCAGCGTCAGTAGCGCAACCATGGAAATCATCTCCCACACACGGCCGCCGGCGGCGCGCGGAAAGAGGACTATCTCGTCTCCCGATTGCACCGCCGTTGACCACAATTCCTCATCCGGAATGCGTGAGCCGTTGAGGCAGCACTTGTAATCGTCCAGATGGATGGCGGCGCGGGTGACCAGTGCAGCCGCGCTCTCATTGTCAAGCGGAGCTATCTGGATCACGCGGCGCTCTTCTACGTGAAACGGATTCAGATTTTCAATGATGCGAACGGGGCGGAGGCTCAGCGTGTCTGGTATGTCAGGCAACACGTACGGCGCGGGCGCGGCCTCGGCGATAGAGACAATCTGCGGATTTAGAGCGGGGATGAGTCCTGTTTCCATCGATAGAAGCCCTCAATTCGAGCTTTCCACGGAAACGCGTTATACCGCTCTTTTGCCACCCCCGCGCCCTCACGCGAGTGCAGCATCCAACCATCTCCGCAGACCACGCCGATGTGCCAGCGCGGATCGAGAGAGCGAATCAAGATTGCATCGCCCGGTTGCGGGTCCGCAACTAAATCCCAATCCGCAACGGCAAGCTCAACGGCGTCCTCTTCGCTGGCGTATGCCGGGACGGGAAAGCCGAGGCGGCGTTCGATTTCAAGGACAAAGCCGACGCAATCGTAAGCATCCGGCCCGCGCGCATCTTTACGCCACGGCTTAGGCAGCAAGTCCGCCCACAGGGAGTACGGAATAGTCTGCATCTAGTTTTGTGCCGCCAGCACTGTGCCGTTGGTTCCGATGCCGGGGAACGCTCCGAAGCGGCCGGCGTTGTTATGCACTTGGCAGCCGTTCGCGCCGTTGTACGTGCCATCGCAGTTGGTGAGCGCGCCGGTGTAGCCACACCAGATGCTCTTGTAGTGCGAAACGTACATGCAGAAATTGGCGCGGTAAAGGTACTTGGGAAAGAGTTGCCGCAATGGGCTGGGAGCGGAGAGAGAGAACGTGACCAGCTCCGCCGTGCAAACGGACTTCATGACCGTGGTAGACACTGCAAGATCGGGCTCGCCGGCGGGATGCGCCGTATTGTAGACGTACACGTTCGCAATGGCCCCGGCAATGCCGCCGTACTGCTCAATGACGCCTTGCAGGATGCGCATGGTATTCGATGCCTTGAGAGCCATCGTGGGCAGTTGTCCTGAGCCTGGCTGCTCAGCGGAGAATTCAAAGTTGAATGGTTGATAGGTCTGTACGCCGTTGCCATCGCCGGCGTCGAATTGGATCGGGTCAATGTTGCGCGCAAAGCGCATGTGCTGTCCGTTCCAAATGATGTCGAGCAATAGAAGCCAAGCATCTCCGGAGGCCAACACGAACTTATCGCGCTGGGCAGCAAGGGAGAGCACGGCCATGGGAGAGACGGCAGTGGGCATTAGACCTCCTGGAGTTCCATCTTGCAGCCGTAGACTTTCACGCCGTTGCCCCAGCCGATGTCTGCGATTTCAGGTAGCGACGAAAAGCGCACAAGACAGCCAAGCGATTGCGATCCAACCATGCGGCCATAGGGCGTGAGCGGCGTGAGCAAGCCGCAACCCACCGTATCCCATGAGACTGAGGCGGAGCCGTCCAGCGTAATGGCCGACGCGGTGGAGTTGGTGAGCGTGACGAGGAGACTCACTTTGAAACTGGCCGCGCTGGCCGGCACGGTGAACTGATAGCCGTACGTCTGCCAGCCGACGCCGATGGTTGCCGCCGTGCCGTTGACCGTTGACAGCGCGCCGCCGGCGGCATTCAGGTAAGACACGCTCACTTGCGCGCCAAGCACTCCCGCCGCCAGCGCGCCCTGGATCGCATCCAAGGCCGCTGTGAAGACGTACACCTCGCCGGGCTTGCATGGCACCGCCAGATCGCAGTTGAGAGCGCCTGTAACGGTTGTGTGCGCGGCAATGGTCTTTGTGGCCACGGTCCCGAACTCGATTGCCTGGGTGCCGTCCGCAACCGGAGTAGTGCCAACGCCGATGGACTCCTGACCCGGCGCGCTGGAGATGTTCCACCCAAAGACAAGATCGGAGGCCGTGAGGGCCGGAAACTCAAAGGACCAATTGGGCAGGAGGTTGGGAAAGAGAAAGCTGTTGCCGCCGCGCGCCGCGTAGCTGGGTGACATGAAGAACTCATCCAATGCGCGGATGTCTTCCGCTACGAGGTTGCGGACGTTGAACGGCCAGGTGCGGCGGGCACGGGTCCCGCGCGGGCGCGTGGAGACATACCCGCTCTCCGCCGGATCGCGGATCGTGTCATCCTCGGTTTTCTTCGAGGTGTCCATCGAAGGTTGGCGCGAAAGTGACGGAAAGATGAGCGGGAATGTCGCCATGTCTTGAGCATGTCCCGATTCATCGAAACCGCGCTAAGTTGAAGCTATGCAACTCAAAGCGACGGTGGATGTGAGTGAGGCGGTGGCGGGATTGGATGAGCTACAACACAAGAGCTTGCCGTTTGCGGTGGCGAAGACGTTGACGGGATGCGCCAAGGCCGGCCAGCGCAAAGTGCAAGATAACCTGGGCAATAAATTTGAACTCAAGAACACGTTCACAAGGCAGGGCATCCGCATCACGCCGGCGGAGAAGTACGCAGCCGACGGGGTGATGAAGGCAGATGTGCATACCTATCTCTCGACTCATAGCCACCCTGATTACATGGAGCCGCAAGAGGAGGGCGCGGAGAAGGTTCCGTGGGGTGGTCACCACTATATCGCCGTGCCCACTAGGTATCTCCGGCGCATTGCCGGCCGGATACCTAGTCCCGAGCTGCGCATCGGCTCGATTATGGAGAACATCGGCACCGTCTACGAAAATGACCGTCGTGTCCGGGGCCTTGACCACGCGCCCAAAACAGGACACGCCATGGTGTTTTTCATTCAGGAATGGCAGGGACACAAATATGTCTTTGGCCGGTACTATAAAATGCGCCAGGCGATGCCGATGTACCTGCTCATTCCCGACGCGCACATCAAGCCTGTGCTGGAGATGGAGAGGGATGTAGACGAGGCTGTGCAGGCGGCCTTCCCGGCCCTATGGCAAGAGAATTGGCGGCAGATCATGGCGCGCGGGTTGCGCATCACATCGTAACCCTTGGCGGGTGTGGTAGACTGCGACCGAAGTTTACGAGGCCTCTATGCGACGGATAATCTTGGCAGCATGTTTGATGTTTATGGCAATCCCGGCACTGGCTGACAAGGACGATGCAGCGCGCGCCGCACAACGCCGCGCAGAGGCGCAACAGCAAATTACTTATGCCCAGTCCAGTGACACAGTACAGCCCCACCATATCGTTTTGATTGGGATAGTAGGGGTGATTTATTTTCTTCCCCTTTGGGTGGCGTTTACACGCAAGTGCAAAGCTGGCGCAGGGATCGGCGTGGTGAACCTTTTCCTGGGTTGGACATTCATCGGCTGGGTTGTGGCACTGGCCTGGGCTGCGTGCGGGGAGCCAAAGCCGAATGCCCCCAACCTGCCTAGTGGTCAGTCAGTGTCGGCTTGAGCTTGGCTACATCAAAGGCCCCTTGCTCTGGCATCATCATCGTCAGCCGAAAGTGACCTTTCCAGAATCCGGTCTGAAGATCAGTCCGAAAGAAATACTCTTTCCCCGGCTCAAGCGTGACAACGGCACCGGCTTGTTTATCTTCAGCGTAAAACGTGTGCGGCCCCGGCGACAGCCTCACATCGAACACTGTGCCATTCTGAATCCTCCCAACCTCAGCCCCATCGCAGTAAATCGAAGGCTTGAGGAGGCTGCCTACATATTGCTTGTAGCGGTAAAAATGGACCGTGGCATCCGCAACAGATGCCTGTTGCGCATCGCAGACAGCGCACAGAGAACAAAGGGCACACAAGAACAACAGAGTTTTTCGCATGGGCAGCATTATACCTCGACCGCTAGTGGCCGAACATGCCGCTAAACCCTTGCGTGATCGCCCCGTTGGTTTCCTGATCTTTCAGGACCACCTGGAGAATCATGGCCTCGGCCTGGCCGCTCGATTGCTGCGTTGAGTCAACCGTCTGCGGTGTGCCCATGTTGTTCAGGATGACTTGTACGCCGCCCGTACCCGATCCTGCACCTTTCCCTACCTGCAAGGCCCCAGCAACCGAACTGAGCACGGTTCCTGCCCCGGCGTTGCCGGTCCCGTTGGACACTGGGCCGGATTTCTTACCAAAGAGATTGCCGAGCAGCCCGCTCACTCCGCCGATGCCTTGATTGATAAGCCCGTTGTGCCCGCTCTTGCCGTCGCCTCCGGAGCCGTCCCAGCCTTTACCTCCTTTGCCGGAAGAGTCACCGAACAGCGCGCCGAATAGTTGAGACTCCGCCGTCTGCCCGAGGTCGCGGAGCATGTTGGCGCGAATCTGTTTCCATTGCTGATTCCACTTTTCGCCGAGGTTGAAGAGAGGATCAAAGATTCCATGCGCGAACTTTTCTGCCTCATTGTCGATTGCACTGTGATCCGCCTGAGAGGGGGCCAGCATAACGGTGGGTGTGTGAGCCTTGAACACTTCAGCAAGGACCTTTGCTTGCGCCGCGTCCGCGTCGGCAATCATCTTATCCCACGCGGCGGAGGCATCGGCGTCGGCTTTGTCAAGGGCGGCCACAGCGCGCCGCATGGTGTCTTGGTCGATCAGAGATTGCTCATTTAACTCCTCAGTCTCCACCGTGAACGGTTGACCATCACGCGAACCAGAGCCCTTGCCTGAGCCTCCAGGGCCGGGAGGTGGCGGCGGGGTTGGGGGCTTGATGCGCTCGCTGGCGCTATCGATAGCATCCATTACGCGGGCTTGTTCTTTTAGCAACCGAGCAAGTTCATCTTGCTCCCCTTTTTGCCACTTTGCACTGCCACCTGTCACGGTGTCCAAGGCGGATTGAGCGGTCGTAATCTGAGCTTGCAACGCCTTAAAGTATGCCTGATTCTCTTTAAGATCGGCCTGGTTCCATTTTTGCGCCAAGGCTGCTTTCTGTTTGAAATATTTCTCATCTGAGATGAGTTTCTTTGCGTGCTGATCTTCGAGGTCGGCTAACTCTTTTTGCAGTCCGAATTTGTTAGCGCCCGCCATGCGGGCCATCTGCCCCGGATTCCCCGCGCCTTCGATGTCATCGGGAATCATCTTGCCCATCTGGGCTGCGCGGTGTGCCTGATCGATTGCAGACCCGCCGGGGTTCATCAATCTGCCGAGCGCTTCAGCGGCTTTATCGGCCCCGGTGGCAATATTCTCCAATACCGGGGCAAGGTCAATAGTGAGCTTCATCGCAAGGCCCTGCATTGCGGCCGTTACCTCGGCTGTTTTCTCGTGCAGCGCCTCCATTTTCTTGATACCGGCCTCATCCCACACGACGCCGAGCGCCTCGGCTTGGCTCTTGAGCGCATCCATTTTACCGCCCATGGCATCCAGCACGGGGATCATCTCCGCTCCCATGCGCGCGCCAAATATCTTAGCGGCTGTATCGCTCTTCATGATGCCATCGGGCATGGCGTGGAACTTATCGGCAACCAACGTAAGCACGCCGTACATATCATCACCTTTGGCGCGCAAGTCTTCTACGGAGATGCCGAGCTGAGAAAATCCCTTGGCGGCCATCTTGTTGCCGTTGTCCGCTTCATAGGTAGTGACAGCTAACTTTTTGAATCCCTTGGTAAGCGTCTCGAAGTCCACGCCAGTGGCTTGGGCGGCGTATTTGAGCACAGAGAGATTCTGCGCCGAGATTCCGGTTTGTTCGGAGAGGTGTCCAATCTGGACAGCGGCCTCCATCGTTGACTGAATCATTTCCTTGAATCCGCCAACGAGTTCCCGCACGCCAATAGCGAGACCGGCTGCCTCTAGCCCATGTTTCAGCGTTTCGCCGATCTGGCCCATGGAGTCAGAGGCTTCTTTGGCATTGGACTTCGTATCGTCCAGGTGTTTCTTGATTGCGTTGAATACCTCGCCGGTTTTGTCTTCGCCGGATACGACAACGATCACGCCGCCTTTACTTGACATCGGTCACCGCCTGTTTCGATTGTGCCCTGAATGCGGTCACCAGCGCACGTGCCTTGTCTTCGTCACTGGAGAACACTGGCGCGGGCTTGCCGCGTTGCTTGCGGCCCATGAGTTGATCGGGTGTGATGGGATCGGCGTCGGCGTTCTTATAAGGCATGAGCAGCCAGCTCACCACCCATGCGGACTCTTCACGACGTTCGCGCATTTCGCGCCTATGGCGGGCGGTGCGGCCTTCCAAGATAAGAATCAACTCGCTGTACTGGAGACGATAGAACGCATCGGGCGTGAATTCCATTTCGCCACAGACGATGCGGAAGGCATCTTCCCATGTGGTTTGCTTGCGGGCGGCCCGCTTTGATTTCGCGGGCTTGGGAGCGGCCTGGCTAGCTCCGCCGTAATACTGATTGAGCGCGCGGCGCACAGCCACCACACCCTGTTGCGCCCAATTGTGCCGATCACTCAACCACCTCAAGTCTTCCAGGGTGAGCGTCTCGCTGTGCGCTTTTGCATCGTCTTGTAGGGCTGCCCACAGGTAGAGCCGGAGATTGTCTTCATTGACGGCCAGCGCCCATTCCTGTTCACCCGTGGCCGGGTTGATGCGCTGTCCCACCTCTTCCCATGCCGGTGCCTCTTTTCCGCCAGCGTTGCGGATAAGTATCTCGGAGCCAAGATTGATTTCCACGCGCCGCCGGCGGTCGAAGTCAACAAAGATCGGTTCTTTGTAGAGCACCACGTTTTGCATTTGTCTCCAATAAAAAAGAGGGCCAGCCTCCCCCGAAGCTGGCCCTTCCCTCAAATGGCGCGGGTGAAGGCATAACCCGCGCCGCCCATGAACTTACTGCGCGGTGACGTTGAATCCGGTGTTGCTGGAGTTAGCCAGCGCAAAGGTTGAATCCTGCAAGTCCTTCATCTTGCCGGACCACTTGTAGCTGGGAATGACCACGGTGCCCGCGTACACATCGACGCCGGAGCCGGTGCCCTGTGCCGGGAAGAGATAGATTTGCAGCGGCGTGCGGTTGAGCAGCGCGGCCAGAAAACCTTCCTGCCCCGCATCGCCGGCGATGTAATCGAGCTTGGCGGTTGCGGTGAAGTCAAGCATCCCCAACATGCGGCCCTTCCACGCTCCGCCGTGATCGCTGGAGTCCAACTCATCCGCCTTGAACTCACCGTCAAGGTCCTTGACGCCGGCCAGAATCTGCATGGCTCCGCCGGCCGCCGGGACATACCCGAGCTGGGCCTTGTAGCCTTGCAGTTTGATCGGCACAACGGAGACGGCGGTTACCGTCACGTTGGCTGTGCCGGTGCCCCCGGTGTACACGCCGTCCGAGGTCACATCAGGCGTGTAGGTTGTAGCCAGGGCGTCAACGCCTACGGCCAATGTGCTGGGCGGGATGGCAATGACTGCGGACCCGGCCACCAAAGGCACGGAGGCGGAGGCGAAAGCGCCGCTGGTGATTTTTACGGAGCCGGTGGGTGTGGCACCTGTGCCGGTGACGGCAACAGTGACCGCAACCGCCTGCACTGCGGTGACGGTAGTAGGCGCTGGCGTGACGGTTACTGTAGGCACAAGCAAAGACATTGGTCAGTTCCTCCTATGGAACTTGGTAAGTCATGTTAAGTGACGGGTCGTTCCGCCCTACCTCTACTTCAACCCGAATCGTCATATCCACGCAAACCTGATCGCTTGCGGACTTATCCACGTAGCCTATCTCGATGTTATCGACGTAGACATCTTCCACGAGCTGGCCGAGGGTAGGATCGATGCGGATGCGCTGCCATGCCCACAGCACAATGGGATCGGCGGCCAGGTCAACTTCGCTGATTGCGGCGATGCTTGCGCGTACCACCATCGTGGCATCGATCTTTACGGAGTCCTGGGCGCACTCATACTTGCAATCGATCTTGGTGGGGTAGAGGTTGCCGGCGGTTTCAGTGTTGCCCACCGCCTCAAAGCGCGCCCGGTAGAACGTAGCGGGCGCGCCTGGGGCGTTGAGTGCGGTCATGATGGCCGTTGCGGCCTGGGTCCAGATGGTTTGGCGTGGCATTAGAAATGCCTGCCTTTCCCAAAGCACTCACGAAAGCATGTGTGAGTGACATGCCACCGGACACGCCAGGTTGTGCGGCTTTGAAGAGCGCCGGTGAGCGCGCCGAGAAAGATAAAGAGGCGATTGGTAAAGCTCATCAGAACGCCTCGCTGTACGCTTCGTCGGGCACTTTGGCCGGGCCGGCGTCCTTGCTGTCGAGCAACACAAGCTCCTCGGCAACGATGTTGGTTTTCCAGCGTTTCTGTTGGGTGTCGTCTTCCCAGGAGATGGTGCGGAGGCGTCCGGAGATGTAGACCTTGGAACCCTTGCGGAGATAGTCACGGGCGATTTCAGCCAGGCGGCCAAAGAAAATCACCGAATGCCACTCGGTGTGATCTTCCCATTTATCGCTGTTGGGAACTTTCTTCCGTTCGTTGGTTGCGATGGAGACCGTCGTCCGCTGTGTTCCATTTTGCGAGGCCTTCGATTCCGGCGGCTGGCCGACGTTGCCGAGTAGGGTAACTGAGTTCACGCTCTTGCTCATTGTTGACGTTCCTTTCAACGTGCGACATACGGTTGGTTGTTTCGGTAATCATGGGAACCTCTATGCGCGTTTGAGATACAGCTCTGTAACCTGCAAGTCTTTCTGCTCAGGCAGGGAGTGAACGGTGTACGAGACGCCGCCCACGGTGATGGGGTCGAGAGGCTTGGGAATGGCCGTGAAAGCGTTGTAAGGAATGTGAAGCATGACCGTGTTGCGCTCGAATCCGCCCGGCCCCGCGCCATGTGAGAACACATCGGTGGACGTGTCGAGGATTCCGTTCACGGCCGGCTCATTATTCCAGATCACGGGAGACTCTTTCCCGAAATCACCAAAGAACACGGACAGATCGGAATCCCCAAACACGGTTAGTTACCTTTCTTTGCGGCGGCCAGTTCGGCTTCCAGGTTGGCAATGCGGGCCTTGAGGACATCGGAGTCGGACGGTTGCAGGGCGCGCTTGGCGGCGGCTTCCGTGGACTTGATTTCCGCCTTGACGGCGGCAATGTTCTCGGGGGTTGCCTCAGCTACGCGGTCATGCTGGAGCAGGTACTTGAAGTTGTGGCCGGACATTGTAACCACAGCTCCCTTCTCCTCGCGCTCACCGTCCACAACCATGTCAACGCGCAACACGGCTTGGACAGTCTTGTTTCCTTTATTCGTTGAAAGCATCAGCTCTCTCCTTTGAGGGATGATGCAGGGCCTTGCGGCCCCGCTTTGGTTGTTACTGTGTTGCGGTTGGATTACGAGATTGCGATGTAGGGGTTAGCTGCGAATGCCGCGATGTGCCGGCAAGCAACGTCATGCAGCGCGCGCTGGGTGACAACAATCGCGCCGCTGGCGGCCTGGGTGTACGGATCGACAACCACCTCACGCGCGCCCCAATCGGCAACAATCAACTGGCTCCAATCGCCAAAGACGGCGTTGTGCAGGATGGAGCCGGCTACGCCCGCCTTGGTTCCGTTCTTGGCGAGCTGGTTGGTGACGGCCGCGCGATAGCCGGCGGGGCCTTCCGTGTCGATGCCGAGCGGATCGCGAGGTCCGTCGCCCCACACCGGGATCGCATAGCCGGAGGGGAACTTGGCGGTGTTGCGGAGCTGGGCGCGCACTTCCGGCGTGAACATGAATCCCGAGGTGGTTACATCCGCGTTCGCGGCGGCAACGGTGGATTCAAACGCCAGAATGTCTGCCCAGGTAAGCGGCTTGCCGCCGTCACCGAATGCGGAGCCGGAGGGCGAGAGCAGCGTGAGTCCGGTGATGTTCATCAGGCCAACCGGGTTTGCGCCGCCGGTGGGACCACTGAGCGCGGCCAGGTCAAGGGCAAGCATGATTACCTTGTCCTGATCGGCGCGGGCCAGGCCCTCGATGTCGGGCGCGGTTTCCGCCAACAGTTCGACGGTCCATGCGGTCTGCGCGGAGATGCGGTGCGGAGTCACGGAGATAAAATCCATGGAGAGGTCGGCGGGAGTAACGGCCGCGCCTTCACCCACCCACTGTGCAGTGCCGGCACCGGACTGGCGGGGCAACCGGATGATGCCGGTCAATCCACCCAGGCGGCGCGCGCCAAGCTGCTCAACGCGCGGACGATTGCGCAGAATCTCGATGACTTCCGGCCGCGTGTAGGTTGCCACGGCGGCGGCCTCGGAGGTTACCGCAATCTGACCGGCTCCGCTACCGATGCCCTGCGTACCGAGAGCGCGCGACATGGAGTCCGGAATCAGCGGGCCTTCCGTGGTGATCTTGAGGCGCTTTTTCAGTTCATCGCTGAACTCGCGCTCAAGGGCCGCATCGCACAGGCTGGCAGAGAACGAGCCGGGGCGGGCCGCATTGGTGAGTGAACGAACCAACCGGAACACGGAGAACCGCTTCTGATCGGACTTATCCATCTCGCCGAAAAGGTTGCTGCCGGCGGTGCCCACCTTGCTGGCATCGTTGGCGGCGCAAATCTTGCGCGAGACCAGATCGCGGAACTTATCCGAGGAGGTGTTGTCGGCGATGGCTTTCTGAGCCTCGTCAATGGTGACGTACTTGCGGAAATCGGAATCGGTCGCAACGGCCATGATGTCATTGCGCCGCGCAAGCTCAAGTTCCGCTGCGGTTTTCTCAGCCGTTTCGGCCATGTTTCTTTTCTCCTGTTTCGGTTCGACAACGATTGCGGGTTGTGCAACGGGAGCCGGATCGACGCCCCGCCGCAAGACGGTTTCAATTTCAACCGGAAAGTTTTGGTCGCCGGATTCCGAGCGCCCCGCACCGACCGTGGTATCGGCGGGCACGGTAACAAGCGATGCGTCGAACGGCTCCCAATCGGTTACGCGGCATTCGTCGGGTGCATCGGGGTTATCCTCATCCTCAGTGCGCACCATCTTGTGAACGCGGTAACCAACGGATGCGGACGTAAGAATCTTGTCGTCGTAGTCCTGGCGCTTTTCCTGCGCAAACGCCGAGCGGCTGAACGGCCCCTCAACCACAAGCCGGCCATCTTTGATTTCGTACTTGTCAACGACGCCGAGTTGTTTGTTGGGATCGTGATTGAAGTTATTGGGAACCTGGCCGGAATCGAGGCGATCTGTGCGAATGCTCTTCTTATCGTGCTGAAGAATCTCATTCGCCGCACCCTCCCAATAATTCCGCAGATACGGAGTTTCACTGGAGACGGCAAAGCGAAACCGGCCCGGATCGGGGCCAGACAGCCGTTCGCCCTCTTTCGGCTCCGCATCGATTTTCGCGGCCCGATACTGCATCGGAAGCGCCGCCGGTATGCTCTTAGTGCTCATATCTTCACTGTGCGGCGGAATGGAAAAAGGCCGCCAATTTCGGCGGCCTTTTGAGCGAGCGATCTGCATTTATCAGCGGGCAGACACCTGCTGATAGCTGTAGAAATCGACCGTGTAAACGTCGGCGACGGAGCCGCCCGTTTCAACCACGTCGAACATGGGCGAAAGTACGACAGTGGGTAAGGTTGCGGTAAGGGTCGAACCGGCGGCGCCGACCGTTACCGTGGAAGATGCCGGGGTGGTTGTGTCCACTACCTTGAAAATCACGGTGCCGGACACGTTGCTTGTAAGCCAAAACTGAACCCAATCGCCGGCGGTGGGAGCAACGCTTGTGGGCGTGCAGCTCTCGACGCCTGCTGAATCCGAACAGGCATTGATGAAAGTATCGGTTCCGTTGAGAAAGCGGAAATACACGCCATTGGTGGGAATCGCGGTGATGCTATCGACCGTGCCAAACCCGACACGATAACTCCCCGTGGAAATCTGATTGACCTCCATGATGCTTTCCGTTTGCCAATTGGTCGTGTTGCCGGGGAATAGAATCCCCACTGCGTGTCCGAGGGATAGGTATACGCCCTGAGTCGCGGTGGTTGTGGTGGTGAGCGCAACCAGGCACGGATGATTGGCGACGGAGGCAACCGCGCCAGACGTGGAAAGGGTGCCGACGATCTGCGTCAGATCCCAGCCATAATCGCCGATGGTGGTCGTGGTGGACGGGGTTGCGCCGCAGAAATCCTCCTGGATGGCCGGGGTGGACGGGACGCTGTAAACGTAAGTGCCGTTGGTGTTTTGTCCGACGGGAACCTGAGCAGATGCCGCCAGTGCCAGCGCGCAGATTGCGATCAAACCGAATACAGAAACTTTCAGCTTCATATTCCCTCCTCGGGAGTTTTGGTTGGGACCGTTGGTTAGGCGGCGTTACTCCTCTTCTTTGGTCAACTCCCACAGTGCCGCATTGGCGGGGTGCATTCCGCGCTCAAGACTCCGGCCCGGCTTCACTTTTGGTTTGGCCGGTGCGGGCTTTGTGTTGGCCTTTGGCTTGGCTGGCTTGGTTGTGCCGGGAGGGGCGGGCTTTTCTTCGTTGTCCTTTGGCTCTGCGCCGGTGGCATCTTCCGGCGTCTCATCTTCGTTATTGATTTCGCTTGTGCCCTGGCCGCGAATATCGGTGCCAAGCGCGATGCCTAATTCGTCCGCAAGTTCCTGTTCACGCGCCAGCGCCGTGTAGGTTTCTTCCAGATCCCGGCCGACGCTGTTGAGGATGCTTTCGTGCGTCTCAAAGCCGTTCTGCACAAGCAACGTATTCGCCTGCACATCTTTCAATGGATCGATCCAAGGCCAGCGGCGCGGCTCCCACTTGATGAACTCACCGCAGAACCGCTTGCGATCCGCAAAGGGTAGGGCGATAGCTTGATTGAGCAGACCAGCGCCGAGCCAGGCATCGTAGATAGGCTCCGTGACGTTATCGATAAACGAGGTCTGCATCTCCATCCAGAACTCACGTACCTCCATCTCGCCAATACGCGCGGAGCTGTAATTGACGCCGCTCAGATCGTTGAACAGCGAGTGATAGGGAACGTTGAAACCGGATGCGATCAGCCGGCCCGATTGCTTGGTGAACGGGTCAAAGGCGTTGGTGGGATGGGTTGGGGTGTGATTGTTGAGCGTGGCCCCGGTGCCCGTGAGGTCGAGGGCGCTGCCAATGCCGATGTCGATAGCCTTGGAACCATCGGCGTTGATGCCGTCGCCTTCAATTTCATCGGCGTCGGGATCGGCATCCTTGGCGGTCTCGATGGACATCACCATGGAAGCGCCGATGCGCGCGGCGGCCAGCTCCGCCTGGAAGTATCCGTCAAGCATCCGCAACTGGCCCATGCCGGAGGCCATCCACGGATAACCGCGCGTCTGTCCGGTGCGGTGGGCAACGATCCAGTGAATGATTTGATCGGCGGGCACGCGCACGCGGTTAGACGAGCCGAACGACGCCTCATACGGATTGCCCTGAAAGATGTGATAGGCTAGCGCCTTTTGATTGGCATCCACCTCGACGCCCATCCGTATCTGCGTTCCATCGGCGCGGCCCATGAGGTTGTAATTGTCGTCAAGCTGATCGGCGTCAATGAGCTGTATCTGAAAGCCGAACGGGTTGACGGTTTTGGGCACGTAGACTTTGCGGATAAGCT